GAGTTCCGGCGCCTGCTCCAATACCTCCCGAACCTTTGCTCGAATCTCCCTGTGAATGTCCTTGAGAGGCTTGTTTTGAATCATATCAGTTTCACTTCCTTCAACGCCTGTTCAACGAAATCGTCAATTCGCCGTTCGGCTGCGGCGATAGAACGCTCAATAAAGCGTTTCGGCTTAATTCCCGGGTGTTTGACCTTTTTGGCAAAGACCACTTCACCGTTTACCTCAAATCGCAACGCTTTCGCTCGCCGCGGATAGATTTCATATGGTCCAGAACCATAGTTTTGCACAAGCGCATATTCAACGTTCGTGCCAACTGTATAGAACCGCGCGTTTCGTTTTTGCAATTTCCATGATCCGGCCAAACGCCCGTGGTCTTGTGGAGAAAACTCCATCAAATTGCCCCAGACTTCAAGCGCAGTCAGTTCGGTCGCGCGGTTTAGCGCTGCCCTTATCCGCGGAGTCAACCGCCTTAAATCGTCCATGTTGATTTCGGAATCAAACATGTTCATCACGCCTCTACATAGTCATCTGAAGAAAGAAAAATGTCTATCTTTTGTCTCATAAACGGCTGTAGTTCCGTCCCCAAGTCTTTTGTGACGTCCGATGTATTCAAAATGGAGACGGCAAAGTCGTCAATTTGAATAATCGGACTGGAACGTTGCTGTTGGGCAACCGCGACAACTTTGGCGACAGTCCGCAATAAAACGTCTTGAATCGCCAAATAGTCGTCATCCGTTTCAAGAACAGTCCGTTTGAGCCTGGCATGGATATGTGATGCAATCCGCTCAATCCATGTAGACAACAAACTGTCCAATTTCGTTTCGGGATCGCCAACGTCCGGTGGAAATCCAAAGTGATCCGCAGAAACGCCCGTTAGATCGCGGACGTCCTGCGGAGTCACCACCTCGGTCACCGATTTTTCAAACAAGGGCATTGGCTATCACTCTTCTTTCAACGCTTCGAGCTTGTCGATGAGCGTAGAACGCTTCTTGCCAGCTTTCTCTTGGGACAACGCTTCGTCAACGGACAGCTTGCCTTCTTTAATCGTCTCTAGCACCTCGTCAATCGTCATACTTTGAACGTCCAAGGCAGGTTCGGTGGGTTCGGCACTTTCGTGACGATGTTCCGTTTCGCTTTTGTCGCCTTCACTCACGATTTCCACCTCAAAATCCCGCACCGCTTTCACGGTTAGATATTCACGATTGGAAACCGTGATTTCGACAGTTTGATTAGGAGGAAACTCGACACCGAGGCGGTATCGAGCTTTCTTCCCTTTGTTCACCACTCGTAATGTTTTCATCCCTGCTCACCTCATCAGCCAGTGTATCCTTTACCGACGACAGCCGCGTTTTCGTCCTCGTAGTGGCAGTCAACACGCAAAGTCGTGACAAAGTCCGTACGGCGTAGTTTCGGCTGACGGTCTGGCTCGATGCGAATGTCGCGATAGATGCCGTAGACAAGGTTAGCCGGGTTGACCAAGAGCGCCGTTCCGGCAGGCATGTTGGCCGCATCGACAACCGCAATTCCTTTGTACGCCAGTTGCGTCGCAGTCGTTTGTGCCGTGTCGCCAAGTCCCGTACCACGAGCACGGAGGACGTCACGGTAGGCGTCTTCGATGTCCCAATGGACGTAGAAGCGCCATTGCGAACGGTCACGCAGGTATTTTTTCGGCAACGCTTGAATCATCGCGTCAAACATGGCCTCGACGTCCTTGGCGTCAAAATCCGTATCGCCTTGAACGAGGTTGGCCGCTTTCTTGAGCCAGCCGTCCGTTTTGGCCAAGAACGAGTCGCTACTCGACTTGTCACCGTTGAGGAACAGTTCTTCGAGGTCAACGCCGACACGATCAGCAATCAACTGAATCAGCGTGTCCTCAAATCCTTCACGTTCGATGTTGTCCTCGAGTGTCGAGTCAGTGATGCCAGAAATGCCAATGACCTCAACCGACTCCAGTTTGTTCGTGCTGAAATCCGGCTTCGTTTCGCCGCTTGGAGCTTGATCTTCCGTCGCCCCTTGCAAAATTCGAGAACCAAATGCGATACGGTCAATGTCGTGTGTGTGGCTCGTCATGTCAATCCGGCGTGCTTCATCCAAAATGCGTGTAGCTTCGGAAACTGTACGCACGAACAGCCGTTGTTTTGCCGGAGTTAAGCGAGACGAGCCAAGGTCAGTCGTCGTGATGGCTTTCAGGGCGTTTTCTAATTTTCCAAGAAGAACATCGTTCGTGAACATATACTCAACACTCCTTTTCTCGTTTTTTTGTCTTATTTGCGTTTAAAGCCAAACGGGTCACGATCGTATTCATCTTTCGGACTCGATTTTTCCGCCGCTCCATCTTGACCCGTCAGCCGCTTCGAGAACGGGATTTTCCGCTTGAGTTCGTCAAGCTGCTTCACCACTTGCTCGTATTTTTCTTTGTAGTTTTCATCGTCGCTCTTGGCCGCCGCTTCGCCTTGGGTGTTGTCTTCCTCTTGCTGTCCTTGTGGTTCTTGTTGTTTTGTCGGCTCTTGAGCCGGTGCCGCGCCTTTCAGCGTATTCATGATCTCGGCCAGCTTGTCGTTTACTGGCTTCAATGAGTCATCAATCATCTTTTGAACGTCCTCGACTTTCACTTCTTCGTCACCCTCCTTCGATTTGCTTACGCGCTCTTCTTCGGCGATCCGCAGGAGCTCGTCAATGACCTCCTTTGCGGCTTTCAGCTTCTCGTAGTTCGCATCGGAAATTTTTCGCCCCGCCTTTTCGGCTGGTTTTAGACCGAGCTTTTCTTTTAATCTATCGAAAAGGCTTTTATTCGCCCGTTGTGGGCTTGTTTCTTCTTTCGAAAGGGTTACCCCTTGCTCAACGTTTTCCTCGCCTCTAACGGCCGCCTGCGCAGCCACAGCGAGGTTTTGCGAGGATGGTTCCTCAACAGGGACGATATTTTCCACGATACGAACCTCTTGCAAGTCGCCGACGAATTCAACGTCTCCCTGTTCATTGATCGTGTAGCCGATTTGGAACAATCGCGTGCTGCCCGTTTTCATATCCTGAATACGGACGATCACCGAGTCATCAAAAATCGAATGGACGTGTGAATCGATCACGTTGCTGTCGAACGTCTGATAGACTTTCCGACGCAATAAATCGGCGAGGTGTTCATACGAGCCTTGAAGCGCCTTTTTCACCGCTTCTTCCCGGCTGTTCTTGCTTTTAATCGCGATGAACTTCGCTTTTGGCACGGCAGGCTCATCAACAAGGGAAACGGCATTGACTACCCAATCGCCGGCTTCTCGCTCCAAATCGGCGAGCGTCGTACGTTTTACCGCTTCTTTCGATTTCAGCGCCACTTTCGGAACGCCCATAATCGAGAAGCCTGTCAGTTTCCCTTCCTTCACCGCCTGCCAGACTTCTTCGGCCTGAACACGAACGCCCATCATCCAACTTCCTTTCGGCACGGTCAATTCCTCGTTAATCTCCCAGTCAAACGGCAAGATGTACGATTCTACTACCTTGCCGACATTGTTCAGTGTGTGTTGCAAGTCGATGTTGCCGTATTGCTCTAAAAACTTGTGCGCCACTTCTTCGATTTTCTCGGCCGTTACGACATCCCCGTCACTGTCCGGCTCGTCGGGGACAAGAACGGGTCCAAATACAATCCGTTTTTCCTCGTTCTTGTGCGTGACTGGCGCTGTCAGTTCGTGGTTCATCCTTTCACTCCTTTCTGTTTGGAATCATTTTGAGAAGCCCTCTACTGCTTGAATGAAATCACCCCCTTTACGGATAGTAAGGCGTGCGAATAATCGCCTCGCCCTTTTTCGGGATATACGGACGGCACCGGCACCGACAGTTGATCCATTCCTCAATGGGACCGGATCGATCTAACGGATGCATCAGTCCATTGGAGAAACGTTCATCCATCCGTACCACCTGCCCGTGAAGCGAGTAATGGTCGGCACGGTCTCTTGGGTTTCTGCCCCTCACTCGGCTGTCTCTGACCGTCAACCACTGCTTATACCGGACGTTATAGTCTTGCATGGTCTGGACAATGCCGATGTTTTGCGCTGCCTGCACCTCGGTTCGTGCGATGGTCTGTAGCCGATGGTCCCGCAAGTCTTGGAAATCTGCACGTAAATCCACCGCAATGTCGTCAATCCCTTTGCCTTCCTCGTATCCATGAACCAACGTGGCACGGAAATCGCCTTTAATTCGCCGGAATGTATCGTCCGAAAAAACATAAACGCGCTCTCGTAATTCCTCGAGAACGCGCTCACTGAATTCAACAAAAACCAATTCCAATCCCTGTTCGAGAATGTCCTCGAACGTCAATTGTCGTGCTACGACCGCGCTTTCGACAGCTGCTTCGGCAATCTCTTCCTCCATGTCTGCGAAAATCGGGTCTAAAATCTCGGCAATAAATGATTCCTGTTCGAGAATCGACAGTGGAATATAGCCAAGCTCTCGCAACCGCTGAATGAACAAGCTCTCAAGCCCGACTTGCAATCGGACAAGACGCTGAGCAAGGCGTTCCTCGATTTCGGAAATGCGTTCGTCCTGCTCTTTAAACGCAGGAAGAGCGCCGTGCTCAACAAGGAATGACACAAGCTCGCGATCCATTTCCAACAGCTTGCACACCTTACACATGCTTGCCGCCTTCTTTCGTAGCAATATCAATCAGTTTGGCGTGCAACTGTTTCAGCGAGTCCAATACCGCACTCG